ACAGTGATAGGGATCTTAGACTGCTCTTTGACAAAGCGAGACTTCTCAACCTTGATGACAAAATCATAACCCATGACTTCGGTACCAGTCTTGTTCTGTCTGCGACCAATGATCCAGATGTTGTTTGCTGAGTAGTAAATACCAGTGCCGCCGCCTACGATATCTTTTGGATACAATCCAATCTCTTTATAAGTGTGATTGATAGCCAGCAATGGAATATTTTTCATTGCAAGATATGGTGTGGTCATACGGAACAAACCTTTCAGTGCCTTGGCACGAGACATATCGGCAACAGACTTTTCGTTCTTGGCATCTTCGAGTTCTTTCTTAGATGCTAAGTTACCAATAGAGTCAATCACAATGATCACATTATCATTCTTATCCATGTTCTCTAATTGAGAAATGATATCAAACTTCAACTCTTCAACATCTGTAATAGGTGTATGGAGTACGCGTGAAGTATCAATACCGAACGTGTCAAAGTATGACTGGGGCGACCCAAACTCTGAATCATAAAACAACATAACAGCATCGGGTTTCGCATTCAAGTATGCTGATGCCATTTTCAATGCGAACGAAGTTTTGAAGTGCTTTGATGGTCCGGCAAGGACAGTAAGACCAGCGGTGACTCCTCCGTTTAATGAACCTGTTAACGCAACATTCATCATGGGCACGTCAGTAGGAATTATTTCTTGTTCTTGAAAGAACTCTGACTTGTCCATCCGGGAAGTCAGTTTGATCTTTGAGTTCTTTTTTAGTTTTTCCATTAACGACATAATATCTCCTCTAGTTCTTGGTATCCTCCGATTGGGACACCATCAATTTTAATTTGTGGGAAGGTGGTTGCACCCACAAACTCTGCTAAGATTTCTTCTTTAGTAAAATCTATTTCGTATGTTTTGTATTCGTATTCAATACCCTTTTCTTCACACAGTTTTATAGCAGCGTCACAGAAAGTGCAAGTCAATTTACCCCAAATTTCAACGTTCATCGCAAATTTTTGGTGTTGATTGCTTCATCAACAAGTGTAAATTTATCGCTGATATTAGACAATAATCTAACATCGAAATTTTCATACTCGCCTTTTTGTTTAACATCTTTTTCTAAATCAGCACCCAAATTACCAGATCTAAGACTAACAGGAACGCTGTACATACGGTTTTTGCTAATGTCATCAACTTCATTAAGAATGTTACGAATTATACCATATGTAACAAATTGATTATGTTCTCCGCAGAATTCCCACAATTGATTGTAGTATTCTTGATGCACAGCACGTTGTCCTGCAATTGCTAATTTTGCCATGGCTATATCAAACCATTTACCACTAAAAACTTTAGGTCTGGAATCGATTGTTAGATTCCTTAAAATTCTTGCATTTTCGTCGACAGTATCAGCATCTCCAGCCCCGACTAAGGAAACTGGACAATTTAAAATATCGTTTAGTGAAATTTCTATCTCAGGCGAATAAATTAACCTTCTCGCAACAATTTCTTCTGGTGCACACCGAAGAACGTTAGAGAATGTGTCTAACGGAACCGTCGTCTTAAGGCAGATACCGGTTGATATTAAAAATAATTTTTTAATTGTGTCTATTAATTCTGCATCATCTACTACATCGTTTTTCGACATAGAAATATTAGTGCAAACGACGCTCAAATCAGGATCAAAATCTTTTACATCATCAACGCTTAAGACTTTTACTTCTGTTAATTGTCTATTAGAAGAATACAGAATTCTTGATGCTTTAGTCAGATCGCTGTCTGGATTTCCGACAATTGCAATTTTAAACGTTTCAGGCTCGTTTAAAATTTTTTCTGCTTCTACTGCAGAATCATCAGTTTCAATTTCAATTACGTTGTTATCGCTCATTTTTTAACTCCTGTAAATATATTCTAAGGCACTGTTCGCTTCTAGTTCGAACGGTCTATTATTATACCAATTTCCTGTTTCTTTGTCAAGCTCAGAACATAAATTGGCAATTTCTTTTGCGGTAATAGGATAGTTTGCTTTAATAGCATTACCTGCTATTGCTACCATTATTTGAAACATTTTAGCATACCATCCTGTTTTTGATACAGACATATATTCAACGGCGAGGCGTTTAGGAAAGAAAGGGCAATCGCGATAAGAAGTCCAAGTTATGTCTGTGTTTTCTAACTGTTCTTTCCTATATTGAATAACTTGCTGGCGCATTCCTTCAGGTAATCTATCTAGGAAATTGCTAGAAGAAGATTTTCTAGCATATTCATATTTCGACATCATATCATCAGGGTTCATAATTTCATTGTCATTAGAGAAAATAAAATTAAATGCCTCAGGATATTGCGCCGGAACATAATACATTCTTGATAAATCTTTTGTTTGTTTGTCTCCTATGTCTCCAAGATATTTGTTTAGAGCATACCAAAAATGTGGAATGTCTTTATTATCCACCGCACGAGTTAGAGGAAAAACCAAACGGAATTTGGGGTTGATGTGAGTTGATGAAGCAGTTGAGTAACAAAGAAAAGTATATGAACCGCATATACTTTGAAGGTGATGATCCAACTTTCCGGTGTGTATATCAAAATCGTCCACATCAACAGCACACCAACTACCCCAACGAACAACATTTTTATTAGAGCGCGTGCTGTCTTGGATATAAACAGCAGGACTAATAAGAGCAGAAGAATTGTTTCCACCTTTACGACCCTCTTCAGTTGACAACCGAATCAAAAACTTTTCAAGTTTCGACCAAGACGGAAAACTCATAGTTCGATGAGTCTTATTGTCGAAAGTGTTTTTGAATATAGTTAATTCGAACATACATCTATTTTACTGTATTTGTATGCCAATAGCAAGTAATCGTAAGATATTGATTTATAACAGGTTTTGATTAAAGATCTATAAAGTGAATGTTAACATCGGGACTCCAATTCGGATGTTCTATAGTCACCCCAATTTTACGGTCAACCATCTGAGTTACAGGCGAATTGTAAATTTCTCCAATACCCTTGTCTGCATTTCTAGTGTTTTCCGCAACACACATTAAATTTACCCCGCCAGCCACCGGAAAAAGAATTTTACCGGCATTAATTCTGTTGTGAGATTTCGCAATAATTGACATGGGTCCTTTAGCGCTCTCAGTGTGATCTGATTCCATAATTTTAAGAAACGTCTGCGCAATTTCTTTAGAAAGAGTATGAAATTCAATAGCAATTCCAACATTCCAAATCGAGAACCGATCTAAATTTGAATCTGAAAACCATTTTCGAAAAATATCTATTCTGTCTGGGTTTAAATACGCATCATGTTCCATAATTATAAATTTTTCACCGTCGGCAATACGAGTCATTAATTCATAATATGTGTACAGTATAGATTTTTCAGTTAATGTGCGTTTTTTATTTTCGTTCCATTTAAATGAAGGAAGAGTGTCAGGAACATAACATTGATATGTTTCAATTTCTATTAAATCAGAAACAGGAGCAAAAGATTCCAAAGATTTTTCTGCATATTTAATAGATTTCCAATTATTCAAATCTCTGATTTGTAGTACTCGATTCATTATTTAAAAAATCCTATTAGAGATGGTTGAAGTTCAGAAGACCAGTTGATTGAATTTAAAATAGGATCTAGAGAGTCGACGAATGTCTTAGCAAACATTTTTTCATAGTCTATGTATCTGTTTAACTGCAGTTCTTTTGGAAACTGACCTGGAAACGAGATAACATTCTCATTGATCGGATTTGGCGTTTTAAGGTAGATAAACTTTATTTTTTCGCCGTCCTTGATTGTCTCATATTTATTCTGCAGATTGTTCTGTTTTAGGTGGTGGTTATACAATAAAGATCCGCGAGAATGAATTGGAGTTCCTTTCGTATATATTGATTTCCGATCAGTCCATTTAGTTATCTCTCTGACTGTTCGCGGAAAAGCAATATCTTCAGGCGGCAGGGTATAAAACAAATCGCGAAAATCAGAAATATACTTTTGAGTTTCTTCTTCGCTCCCGTTCATTATAACAGAAAAAATTTCTTTAAACTTATCTCGACATATTTGTGGTGTACTAGATTTTACCGCCTCAATACCCATGATCTTTAATTTGGGGGTATCGTACTGAACACCTTCTGAATTGTGTACCTGTAAAATGTATCTCTTTTTAGCAGTCCAGATTCCACGGTCGGCAATAACCTCACGCTTCATTATCATACGGTTATCGTAAGCATTAGTTTCTAATGCCATTTTATCGTAGGCAACCGAAATTACTTTTTCAAAGTGGTCACACACTTTATCCAAAAACTTAACGGGGTTCTTGGGTTGGTGCATATTTACCAGCTTGGACATTTTAATATACAGAGAATCAGTATCAATTGCAACGACAAAATCTTCTTTACTACCAATTATTTCCTGTAGTTCATCGTTCGCTGCTTTTTCGGCACACTTAATTGCTTTTTGACCGGAGGTGGTGATTGCTTCAGCGATTTTAAGATCAAAATATCTAAAATACTGATTGGCAAGAGCACCATAAAGAGAATTCATAAGAATCTTAACCGCCATCTGCGTGTTATCATAGATGGTAATATCATTAGCAAGTTTTTTGCTTGGATTCGCTTGATATTCTTTCTGTGCTTTAATCAGCATATTTTTGGCATCAACACGGTCACCATAAAACTTTTTGATAACTTTGGGTATGATACCTTCAACATCTTTACGGTATTTTGAACCATTCGCCGCTACAGTAAAATCACCATCGCCCTCAAAGGTCAACGTTTCTGGTGACATGTTGTACTGGACAATAATGTTCGGATACAGAGAGTTAAGATCGAACGAACATATCCATTCGTGCATTCCAACCTCGGGATCTTTAACATAACCTCCTACAATACTGGATTTTATTTTGTTTTCTTTTGCGGGAACTACAATATTTTCTTTTAGTAATTCGTTGTATATAACAGCGTCCCATATTCCGGTAGTACCAAACGCATCGTTATAATTACATTTTGCTTTGTACGCCATAGTCATGGCAAGAGTGATCAAACCCATTTTTTCTTCTAGGCGATCTACCAACTCAACGTCTTTAATGTTATAGTCGATAAACAACTGGTAATCTTCTTTATACAGATTGTTAAGATTTCCATATTGTTCGTATGAAAGTTTTTTCTCGCCGAGCACTTGATATGCTATGTGATCGAGTTTAAAAGATTCTTGTTGCCCATAAGTAAGCACCCCGAACTTTTGAAACAGGTCATAATAATCTAGACTCGAAATACCTTCCAACTCATATGTTATTGCTTCTTGACCCATTCTACTGTGAAATTTTCTTTCGCGTACCGAACCCCAAGGCGATAGTTTTTTGGTCTGATCGGATCCAAGAATCAAATTAATTCTATTCACAAGATATGGGATGTCGAACATTTTAGTGTTCCACCCAGTAATAACGTCAGGGCATGTCGGTTTAGAAGACCACCATCCAAGGAATGATGACAATAAATTTTGTTCTGACTCGCAGAAAAAATATTTTATATTTTTTTCATTCGCATCAGCGTCATATTCGCGCGTGCCCCAAACATAATAGATATTATCTATGTTGTTCTTGCAAGTTATTGATATAACTGGGTGCTTCGCATCTTCCGGAAAAGGAAACCCTTCGTCAGAAGCAACCTCAATATCAATGGTGGTTACATTGATAATGTCTCGATTAAACTGTATTTCTTTCGGATAATCCTTTGCAAGGAACTGATAAACGAAATTATGCATTCCGGAAATTTTAAAATTTTCTATGTCTTCATATTTCTTAGCAAAATCAGAAGCGTTTTTCATGGAAGCGAATTCAATCGGTTCTACTTTTTGCCCATACAGGGTCTTATACTTTCCTGTCGCGCGCTCTGTTTCTGCGAACAAGGTGGGTTTAAACGGGATTTTATTACGAACACGAAAACCGTTTTCGTAACCAGTGTACAAAATATAATTGCCTTTGCGGCACACGTTAGTATAGAATTTCATAATATAATTATACTCTTTTTCTTGTAAAATTAAAACATTTTTTAAAGTGAAGAGCACTCAAAAGAAAAACACATCGGGATTATTCTTTAAGGTGAGTTTGGTGAAACCGCGCCCAGTATTTGTCAATCCAAGAGTAGAATTATAGCATTGCGTCACAGGAGCAGAAAAAACAGGTCCATTGCTGTTCAATGCATTATTGCAATTGTTTGCTTCAGAGATTAAATTTTTCTGGCCAAACGTCGGAAACAAAACACAACTCTGATCTTTAAGCGCGCAACACATGGCCATAGGACCTTTTCTATCATGATCAAAATCAGTACTGATTAAATCAGTCATTTGTTTTGCCATTGACGGTGTCATAGTATGACATTCTACTGCTTTACCAACATTCCATATATCGTAACGCGATATGTTATTGAAGTGGTTGCGAAATTCTTCTTCTTGATTTGGCCAAAGATAAGCATCGTGCTCCATGATAATGAATTCTTCTTGTAGCGTATAAATTCTGTCTAGAAGGTCATAGTATGTGCAGAGAATTGCTTTCTCAGTTTCTGATCTTTTTTTTGCTGGGTTAAATTTAATTTTAGGATTAAGAGTTGCAGGAATTCTACACTGATATAATTCAATATCTAGAATGTCGCTAACGCATTCAAAGGATTTTCTTGCTATTTCACTATAAGAAAGAGATATAGGGTTGTTTAAATCTGTTATCATAAACACTTGCATAATATTTCCACTCAAATTGGTGAGTGATTTTTAATTTATTCTACCCTACGGGAGAGTACCCAGAATCCTCGAAACTGGACTCGGACACCTTGCGGTGATATTATTTAGACATATAGTACCGGCGACATTCCTGATGAGACTCAGCAACACCGTCCAATACTTCTTGTGCACATTTTTCGTCGAGTTTTCGGTTACTGTCTTTTACAAGCACAGCACCTACTAACATCATTGCGATTACAATACCTGGCATGATCACCTCCTTATTAAAAATTAAATCTTACTTCAGTTTCAACCTTGGTCTTAGCATCGC